ATACAGGTACTACTGCTCCAGCAGCATTCGGTGCTACATATCCAGCTAACGCTTAATTTATACACTTTATACGGGGGGCTTCGGCTCCCCTTTTTTTTATGACTACTTCAATACAAGCAAGCGATACAGAACTATCCGCAGTCAACTCAATATTGGGTAGCATCGGTCAATCGCCTATTACTGCCCTAGCAAATGGAGACCTTAATTTAGGTAACCCAGAGGTTGCTTTAATACATAACCTTCTAATGGAATGTAATAAGGATGTCCAGAATGAGGGCTGGCATTTTAATAAAGAAGATCACGTAAAAGTAGAACGTGATGCTAATGGTCAATTCTTAGTTCCATCTGATTACTTAAGAATGGATATCCACGAAGGGCAAGTAGACCGGAATAGAGATGTCGTTGTAAGGAATGGAAAGATCTATGACAACGTTCTACATACAGATGTCTTCACTAAAGATTTCTATTTCGACATCACCAGACTATACGCATTTGTAGACGTACCTCCAGTTATTCAAAGATACATAATTGCCTGCGCTGCTATAAGGGCCGCTAGTCAGTTGGTATCCAGTACTGACCTAGTTAAGTTACTTACATTAAATCAAAAAACAACCAGAGCTAATGCAACTGAATACGACTGCGAAATGGGTGATCATTCATTCTTTGGCTGGCCTCATGAAAGTTCATATAGATCTTATCAACCGTACAACGCACTAGCACGCTAATGGCAAATATCACACAAACTATTCCTAATTTAACTCAAGGTATTTCACAACAACCTGATGAATATAAGATCCCTGGACAAGTTAAGGATATGGTTAACACCCTACCTGACGTTACCCAAGGATTACTAAAGAGACCTGCTGGAAAGTTTGTGGGATCTTTGAGTGATGGAAGTAAAAATTCATCCACTGATGGTAAATGGTTTCACTACTACAGAGATGAAAACGAACAATACATAGGACAGATTCATAAAGATGGAACTGTTCGCATGTGGGATTGTTTAACAGGTGCAGAGAAGAATGTCGTTAATGGAATAGGTAATCAAACATATCTAATACATACGAATGACGAAGATCTTCAAACACTTACCCTTAACGACTTTACCTATATAACAAACAGATCCATCAACACTGAGATGGATACAACCGTTGAACCACTTGGAAATTTTGGGAAAGAAATTTTTCTTGAATTAAAGTCAATATCTTATTCCAAACAATACGCGCTAAACCTATTCGACAATACAAACACTTCAACAGTTACTACAGCCACACGTCTCAGGGTTGAGATGTACACGTCGAGTAATGATTATTGCGATCACAATGGTTTCATGGTTGATCACTCAGGGCGTGTTACAAATACTAGATGTGATGAAAGTGCTGAAGATGGAAGAGATGCCTATGCACCTAATGTCGGTACTCGTATATTCTCTTTAGGGTCTGGTACAAGTCTTAAAGACGATGGTGCTACAGGTGGTAAGAAATCTAATGGTAGTGGGACATCAACAAACTATCAATATAATGTCAGTGTATATAACTCTAATGGTCAGTCAGGTCAAACTGGAAGGGCTAACCTTTACTTCCGTATAGCTACTACTGGTCAATCAGTACCTTATACAAGTGGTTCAGGAAATAGTCAGACAACAACATACCAAGCAAGATATACAACAACCCATGACCTTCTTCATGGTGGAGAGGGTTGGCAAGAAGGTGACTACTTCTTTGTTTATATGATGGATGCTCGTTATAGAGTGACAGTCAAAACCATTAGTACATCTATCGTTCAAGCAAACCTTGCATTAGTAAGACCAAACCCTACACCCTTTGATACAGAAACAACTATAACGGCTGAAAGTATCCTTGGAGATATAAGGAAAGGCATTACTGGTAGTGCAACAGCGAATACAGGAAATGGTTTTACTATTTCACAGATTGGTACAGGTTTACATATACTAAGATCATCAGCCTTTAATGGATCAACACCAGTAGGAGAACTACTAAATGTAGTAGCTGGTAAATGTAATGATGTCGGAGATCTACCTTCTCAATGCAAGCACGGTATGGTCGTCGAAGTAGTTAATAGTGCAGCCGACGAGGACAACCACTACGTTAAGTTCTTTGGTAACAACGATAGAGATGGTGAAGGTGTATGGGAAGAATGTGCTCAGCCAGGAAGAACGATAAGGTTTAAAAGATCTAAGATGCCAGTTACTTTAATCAGAACTGCTGATGGTAATTTTAGGTTAGCCGAATTAGATGGTGCTTCTTATACGATTTCAGGTACTACCTATTATCACCCTCAATGGGATGATGCTTATGTAGGGAGTAGCGTCACCAACCCTGAACCATCATTCATAGGTAATCCAATAACCAAGATGATGTTCTTTAGAAATAGATTAGCTCTACTTTCTGATGAGAATATTATCCTATCAAGACCGGGTAAGTTTTTTAATTTCTTTGCTAATTCAGCAATCACATCTACAGGTAGTGACCCTATAGATATAGCTGCTAGTTCAGAATACCCAGCCATTTTATACGATGCGATACAGGTCAATACAGGACTTGTACTATTCACTAAGAATCAACAATTCATGTTGACTACAGATAGTGATATCTTCAGTATTCAAACAGCAAAGATCAATGCTATAGCTTCCTATAATTTTAACTACACTACTAACCCCATTTCTTTAGGGACGACAATTGGATTTCTAGATAACGCTGGTAAGTACTCACGTTTCTTTGAGATGGCAGGTGTACTCAGAGAAGGGGAGCCACAGGTTGTAGAACAGAGTGCCGTAGTTTCTAGGTTATTTGAAAAGGATTTAAAACTTATATCTAACTCAAGAGAAAATTCAATTATCTTCTTCAGTGAGGAGGGTAGTTCCACCTTATATGGCTATAGATACTTTGATCAAATCAATAATAGAAAGCTAGCGTCATGGTTTAAGTGGACTGTTACTGGTGATATTCAATACCACTGTGTTCAAGATGATGCATTATATGTGGTAGTTAGAAATAACAATAAAGATCAGCTATTAAAGTATGCGTTAAAAATGGATACTAATACATTCACGATTGATACAACTAATAGAGTACATTTAGATCACTTAATGTCTACCAGTAGTTGGTCTTATAATGCAACTACTAATAAATCCACAAAAGCAAAGCCTACAGGTTTCGAATCTACTAATCAAATAGTAGCCTACGACGTAGATAGTGCTAATAATAATTTAGGTAGGTATGGACAAGTAACTGTTAACGGTAGCAACCTAGAACTTGATGGTGATTGGTCTGGAGAAACATTTCTAATTGGATACCAGTTTACGATGCAAGTTGATCTACCAACGATGTACTACATAAAAAAATCAGGTGATACATGGAGATCTGATATTAGAGCTAATACAATTATACATAGAGTTAAGTTAGGGTTTGGGCCAGTTGGAGTGTATGAGTCAACTCTCAACCGTATAGGTAAAAGTGATTACACAGAATTATTCGAAGTCACTCCAGCTAATAACTACGCAGCTAATACCTCTGGAATATTTGATGACAATATATTCAGAACAATACCTATATATGACCGTAATAAGAATGTATCTTTAACGATTAAATCAACACACCCAGCCCCAGCGACATTACACAATATGACTTGGGAAGGTTTTTATACAAAAAACAATTATTCGCGTGTCTAAATTTATCCATCCAATAACGTTGGAGGCTGCTAAAGAAGTAGCCTCTAACTTACGCATAGATGACTATAGAGAAGTAAAAGAGGGTCATGGACATGATCCTGTGGTACATATCCCTTTATGTTCTCTAATAGATGAGTCCGTATATTTCACAGTACCTGATGGTCGATTAGCAGGTCTTGCTGGAGTACATACAAACGGACAGATATGGATGTTATGCACACCCGCCATCCATGATTATCCAGTTACGTTCGCTAGAGAAGCGAGACGATTTGTAGAAAGTAGAAAAGAAGAGTTGCTATGGAACATTGTTGATGAACGCAACAAAGCCCATTTGAAGTTACTTCGATTCTTAGGGTTTAAGTTTTTGAGAAGACTTATACATGGACCCAACAATTTATCCTTTATAGAGTTTGCCCGTGTGCGATCCAGTAACAGCAATAGCGGCAGGTGTAGGAGCAATGAGCTCCGGTATGCAAGCGTCAGCCGCTAATAAACAAGCAAGTAGAAATTATCAACATCAATTAAAAGTAAGAGAAAGAAAATGGATGGGAGACAGATCTCTCTATTCAACAAAGTTAGTACAACATGATCAAGAAGTAGACCTAGCTAATATTGCTGCCCAAAGAGCTTACACAAAAACTCAACTATCATTAAACAATGCACAAGCTTTAGCCATCTTGCAAAACCAAGAGGACTGGAAGAAGATGTTAGTTAATGAAGGAACAGCTCAAGTATCTGCTGCTTCAAGAGGTATTAGAGGTAAAAGTGTAGCTAGACAATTAGTAATGAATAAGGGTGCCTTTGGCATGACACAAGCAATGAGAACTAGAGGATTAACTATGGCACAGTATGAAGCTAAATATGCTAATGAAAGTGTGAATAGACAACTAAAGGCAGGCTTAAATCAATCCTTTGGTAAGGTTGCAATTCAACCAATACCTGATGTAGCACCACCAAAACCTGTTTACCAGAACGCAATGTTAGCGGCAATCTTAGGAGGTGCTCAAGCTGGTTTATCTGCTTATAAACCTAAAGGAGATACTAAGGCTCTTAGTGGAAATATAAGCACTAAAGACGCATACACTGGTGATGTAGGTGGAATATATGATTTCGGAGGTGGAATTGATCCTGGTTTCGCTGATAGCCTTCCTTCAGACTTTTTCACTTATAAGCCAGACTCCCCAGGGTGGAGAGTACCTACAGGTTCTTATGGACAACCTAATCCAGCAATACCATTCACAGACCCAGGAGTATGGTAATGATTATTCCAAATTATAATATCGAGCCTGGTAAGTATGATCCAGAAGAGATAGTAGACGTAGTCCCTGAACAAGCTGAATCTAATCGTAAGATACAAGCTTCAGAAGATAACTATCTGAGACAACTAGAAGCTAACGAAGAACGTAAGTTTAAAAATACACAGAACATGTGGAAAGGCTTTGAAGGCTTATCTACAGAAATCACAAGAATTGCAGAAGCAAAGCGTGAGAAACATAGAGAAGATAAGAAAGCTCAAATAGCTTTTGATGTCTTAACTAAAGGTGTATCACCTGAATTAGAAGAAGTATTCAAAGGTGATCGAGACATTTTACATGCAGATAGTTTAAAGGCTGACGAGTTTGCTCATAAGTACGAAGCTGAAACTGGAGATAGTATCACAGCTCAAGAGTTTCGTAAGATGGCTGGCTGGGAGCAATATGCTTTAGCTGAGTCATATGCAAGACAACAAGCTAAAGGTTATAACGAGTATGTTTATAAGGCTTATGAAACAGAGTTTGTTGAGATTGATGGGGTAAAAAAATACCATCGTGATAATCTTAATCCAGCAGAGCAAGCAGCCTTAGATACAAAGATTAAGTTTAACTATGCTAAGCGATTCTCAGGTTTAAACGAATCTCTGGTAGCTACTATCGTAAAACCTGAAATCGATAAGTACGACGACGAAAGACGAAAAAAACAAGCGCAAGTAAGGGAGAACGCATACCAACTACAAATGAAAGAGTCAGACAGAAGAGCTGTTGAATTTGGATTTGTTACTGCTAACCCTGTTGATGGTTATAACAATGCTCATGATTTTGCAAAGAGGTATGCAGCTAGGAATAAAACTTCAGTAGCTGTAGGTCGTATTGCTTTTAAGGAGCATCTTGTTGAGCTAGTTAGTGAAAATAAGATCACCTATCCAGAGGCAATGTCTATGCTTCTTCACGAAGAAGAGGCTAGAGATGGTTCTATGAAGTCGATGACCTCATGGAAAGAGTGGTCTGACTTACCAGAAGAATTAGCTAAAGCTGCTGAGAAAGGAACTCAAGCAGAGGAGGAGTTAACGGACGCTAATATAGCTGCTGATGTGCAACTGATTAAGTCAAAAGAAGATTTAACTACTACGCAAAAGTCACAGATGATGGACATATACCGTCAGAAATATGGTTATGTTCCTAATGATATCCAAAGTGCATTAGCTGGTCATATAGATGATGACGCAGCGAAACAGCACTTAGATAATGCAATAAGGTTTCAAGGTGGAGTATATGATTTCCAGTTAGCTAACGTAAGTACAGACGTCTATAACGAATACAAAGATAAAATAATTGGAACTAGCGCATTGACCCCTGGGTCTTCTATGCAGAAGAAAGCAGCTAAATATATAACGTCATATACAAACAAAGGTACTGATGAGAAGTTCGGTGAAACAGATGCTAAATCTATTGAGTGGTTAACTTTAAACGACAATTTAACTGCAATATTTAATGAAGCTTATGAACGTCATTACATGAGAAATGGTCAAGTTGTATCTTCTCCAGAGGATGCATATGACGCTGGTATGAGAGCTGTAGAGGAAGTCATTAATAACCCAGGCAGGAAAAGAGATCTTATGAAGCCTGACTTCGAAGACGACGGAGACGAAACGTATGAACGTAGTGTCCGAGTTGGTATGGGTCAAGCTGGTGGCGGGAAGTGGAAGAAGAATAGAATATCTACAAGTAAAGAGATTGAGCAAGACTTACTTAAGTGGTCTCAAACTCCTCTTAAACAAACAAAAGACTTACCTCAGTTCATTAAAGATGTAGCAAGAAGATTAGGTATTAGCCCATTCGACTTAGCACAATCTCAACTGAAGTATTTACAAGAAGACTACAAACCAGAGGAACCGAAAGAACCAAAAGAACTAGATCCAAATATATCTAAACTTATTTATTTTTATCCGACACCTTCCAGAATTACAAGAGCAAGAATCTTGTCTGAATCTCAGGGTGAGGAAACATCCATCTATAACAAAAAAGCTCTTGTAAGAGACGGCATTTAACTGCGGTTTAAATGCGTTCTAAGGAGCATATTTACTACGGTAAACAATGAACGATTATGAACCATCCCTTGAGATAGGAATCTCAGAGGGTTTATCTGAGGAGGAGACTGCCGAGGCAATTCAGAACTCCGAAGAAGCAGAAAAAGTTAGAGCTGAAATTAGAGCACAAAAAGAAGAAGAAGATACCAATGCAGAAGTTGAAGCTAATCTCCAAGACAAACCTGATCTTGGTGATTACGTTAAAGACACTGCTGTTGGTGTCGCTGGTGGTTTACAAGACACAGCTTCCTCACTAATCACATTGCCAGAAAGAGTCATTGACTTCTTCTCTGGTGAGATGGGAGAAGAAGCTAAAACAGAAGAAGGTTACAAAGCAGAGTGGGACGACTGGTTCGTTAATGACGAAAAGCCTATCGAGACAAAGACTTGGTGGGGCGGCTTAGTTAGAGGCGTTACTCATGTAGGTACCACCTTGGCTGCTACTGGAGGTACAGGCGTATTTGCTAAAGGTGCTTCACTTGGTACAAGACTAGCTAGTGGTGCATTAAGTGGTGCAAGGTTTGACCTTATATCTAAAACATCTCAGGACGATAACGTCTCTGGAATGTTGAAAGAAAAGATACCTTTCTTAGATACTCCGTTAGCTACAAAAGATACTGATCATCCCATGATGAAGACATTTAAGAATGTCGTCGAGGGGATGGGTATTGGTCTTGTATTTGATGGTGTCTATGAAGGTTTGAAATACGGCATCAAATCAGAAGTTGGTCAACAAACCATTAAAGGTGCAAAAGCAAAAGGTAAGAAAGTTATCTCTGCTGCTGAAGAACAGTGGAAGAATAGAAACAAGAGTGTTAATTCTCAGCAAGTTCAGAAAGCAAAAGAACAAGTAAAAAACACAGAGTATGGTGCTTTTAAAAACAACAAAATATCTGATCCATGGCAAGGAACTTCATTCTCTAATGAAACACCTCAAACCATTAGAAAAGGTTTAAAGGATATAGAGAACAAGTGGGGTGCTGAAGAAGGTACTACTGGTTCTTTTCTATCCAACGTAGAGGTTGATAACATCGCTCGTAGTTCAAAAGAATCTAGGAAGACAGTCAGGCAGGTACTGAATA